ATGAAAACCCTCCGTCTTACCCTTGCTTCCCTCGTTGTCGCCGCCGCGATTTCCGCCGCGTTTGCCGGCCCCGGTCTCCAGTATTGGAATGCCCGCCGTGCCGAACGTGAGGCCGCGAAATCCGCCCCCGCCGCCAAGACGGAAACCTCCAAGTGCGACCACATGGTCGTCAAACAAGGCAACCACACCAAGACAGTCGAGTGCACCGGCGCCACCGCCGAGACCGCCCAGTGCAAAGCCGCCTGCGGCATGTGAGCCCGACACGCCTCCGCGTGCCCCGAAGCCCCGACGCCCCGCGCCGGGGTTTTTTGTTTCCGCCGTGCGTCGCGACGATGGGGCCAAACCGCGCGTTTCCCCTTCCGGCCCTGACCTCATTGGCTGCCCGACATGGATTGGCTGAACCTGCGGTTCAGTCGCTTCGCGATCGCCCTCCGGGCGCCCCTTCTCCGCTTCGCTCCGTCGAACCAAGGTTCTCATCCCTGTCGGGGCGAAACCTTAAATGCGAATCCCTCATTGGCTGCCCGACATGGATTCGAACCAGTGTTGCGGGATTGGGAAGCTGTTGCGGGCCAAATATCGGAGTCGCTGCGTAATGCGGCCTCGTCAGCACTGTTGACACTTCCGGTGGGGGCTGGGGTTGCCCCAGTTAGGCCGGAGGCCGTCGCCGCGAGCTCCGTCGAGCCGTGTGATACGGGTTCGGCCTCTCGCAAATCTGCGATTCCCCCCCCGTCAAAGCCGGATCGTGGCTTGGGAGGTGCATCATGACGCGGGGCGCGTTCGGTAATCCTGTTGGGCAGCGCTCTACGCCCTACCTGCGCAAGCTGGTCGCATCGGGTCACGATTACATCCTGACGCCCTACGGCCCGCACAGCTGGTGGCACGAGCTGGGGCGCGGCAAGATGGTCCGTCGCCTGGAATCTCGCGGATTCCCGAACCTCTTCGGCTGGTTGTTCGTGACTCTCACGCTTGACCCCGACCTGTTCAACGGCCCTGCGCACGCGTTTGAGCGCGGCCGCGACCGCGTAAGGCGTGCCATAGCGCGCCTACGCGAGCGGCACGAAATCAAACGCTATTTCGTCAAATTTGAGCTTACCGAAGCAGGCTGGCCGCACTGGCACCTCGGACTCGACTGCCGCGAGCACATCGAGAACGAGCACTTGGAAAATGCGTGGGGCCTAGGCTTCACCAAAATCAAGCGGGTCAAAAAGCCCCGCGATTTCCGCTATCTTTTCAAATACGTGACCAAAGATACGACCGGCGACGGCGTGCCGGATTGGGTCATGGACTACCCTAAAACGATTCGGGTGTTCCAGACCTCATCGGGCTTCTACGGCGACACGAAGAAAGCGGCCCCCTCCGGCGGGCAGGAAAAGCCGGAGCGCAAGGGAATGACCCTGCGTGACAAGTGGCTGGGATGGCTGAAACGGGGCGTCGTGCGCGGTCGCGCCGTGGGCCTCTACGGCATCCCCGTGAACCTCCAGCGGAGCTTCACAGACATCTTTATCGAGCAGGCGGAACAAGGGCAGCGTCCGCTCGATATGTATCACATGCCCGTATCCAAAAAAACAATACTAGAAATCATCGTTCACCATGGCAACCACGACCGAATCCACGAAACCGACTCAAACCACGCTTATTCCCTCACAGAAGACGGAAGAATCAAAAAAATTCTCGTTGGGGCAGCTCCCTGACGGAATGTATCTCATCGCTCGGTGCATCGACGAGACCACGCGCAAAGAAAGCACCTTCAACGACGAGAAAACGAACAAGCCGGTGACTCGCGTCACCTACATCACCGGTTACCGCTGCGACGGTGCGACTTTTGAGCACACCGCCTACGCTGATCCAACCTCTGATAAACCGGTCACTGATCGCGGTGAGCCTATCGAGCTGGTGCCCTTCGGCGCTCGCGTCCTGTTCAGCAAATCCACCTACGCCCGCGACGACAAAACGGGGCAAAAGCTGGTCCAGAAGATTAGCGGAAAGGTCCTCGATGTCCAAAGCCTCAAGAACTGAGAACGAGATCTGCCAGCTACGTGACGCACAAGCGGACAGTCTCCAGGCGTTGCTCTTCACCATGGAAGAACTCGGTGAAACGACCGCGTTCCTCCAGTTGGAGCTTGATGGCGTGCTGCACTTCGTCGCGGCACGAAAACTCACGCAACCGGAATTTGACGACCTCGTGCGTCAAGCCGTCTGCAAAACCTGAAAAGAGAGGTGCGCGGATGCGGTCGGCGAACGCCGACCGCGCCGCGCACCTCCTTAACTTGATGAAAGACACCTTAACTGTCCGCTTACATCATTCCCCTGCGTTGGAGAGAGGTGACCGCCTGATGTCTGAATATGTCAGCCTTCTGGAACACGGCACGGATGAGCAGGTGTGGGCTTATGAGGTCATGAGGGGTGCGGCTGTCCGCTGGGACATCCTTAAACGCCGCGCTCTCTCGCCCGTTATTGAGCCTACGCGGGGCGCACTATGGGCGAACGCTGACCGGCTTTTGAAAGTCGGGGAAATCTACCTGTGGGGAGCAGGAGATACGACGCATGCAACCCATTACTGAACTCCTCGGCTGGCGAGTCCTCGACGTCTCTCTCGTCGTTTACGGCTTCGGGACTGCGTGGGCCGTCTGCCTCATCGGTGCTGCCGTAAAATACATCTTCCGCGCTTCTGACGGGAAGAACTCAGTATTCGAAGAGTAAATACACACTTTCCCATGCATGGGATGGACTGCCGGCATGATCCGGTGGCGGAACTCGAAACGACGGGGACCGGCAGTCTGCAAATTTCCGAACCTCGGAACCGTGTCGGCCGGATGCCGACTTCAACCAACAAAACCAAAATGAAATACCTGAAGAGCAAGTATGTCGCCCTCATGGGGCTCCTGTGCGTCCTGTCCGTCAATGCCCACGCTGCGGGCCTCGTCGCCTACGACGATGCTACCGGCACTGTCACGTTCACCCCTGGTGACCTGGTCTCGAAAGTCGTCCTTGCGATCGTTGCTGCGGTCGGCGCGGCCTTGTCGATCGGCATCATCTCCCTGGGCGTGCGGTGGATCTACCGCATGGTCAAGGGTGCCAAGTAATCCCCAAAACACCCGAGGGCGGCTAACCCGCCCTTGGGTCTTTTTTCATGACCGAACTTCAAGGGGCCGAACTTATTGCCTTAGCTCACAAGGCTATATTGGCCCTGCAACTTATAGCGTTCTTCGCGCCCATAACTTTAGGGGTGCTACTTTTTTTATGTTATCGTTCTGGAAGAAAATAATCTTTCTGGGTTTTGGTTTCGTAGCCGCTGCGCAGTTGCCAGCAGCATCTATACAATTGTGGGGAAATTCAACCGCCGTTTTCACGCCTGTCATTACTAATGTTAGTAATAGTTATGTTAGTGTTCAAATCACTAATTACTCTATGACTGGAACGGATGGCGGTTCTGCATTCTTCCGTCTGTATTCCCCTGGCGGCAGTTACACTTACAGTTTAGATGGCAATGCTTCAAGTTATACTTTTCCGGCTCAAAACGAGTCTGGCAACTATACGCTCGTCGGTTGGTCTTATGCACATCCGACGGAGGTAACTATTTCTAGTTTTAGTTGGATAGGTAACGTTTTGACGATTTCGGGAAACCGTGAGGTTTCCTATCATGTCGAAGTCGTTAACACTAGTGTCGAGGATCAAACCGTTAACGTCGATATTGGCGGAACTATTGTAAAGACTCAGGTTATTTCACCCTTCGCATCTGCAACCCTATCTGGAGTATCGTCGGCGACCGATGGCAGCCTTTGCGCTGTCACGGCGACCGACTCACTTCATCCACGCAATGGACAACCTTATGACCCATTTATTGTGGGTCCTGCTAATTCTGTTTTTGGTAGGAGTTATTTTGTTGGTCATGCACCTGAAACATTAGTTCGGTGCAAGGTTGTTGTTCAATATAACAATATTTCGCAGGGTGATTCTTTTGTTAGGGCGATAGCGGGAAGCATGCACATCGGGCAAGTTACTTCTTTGGCTGCAACGCCTGCTTATCAATATTTGACTTGCGACATATTGCTTCCGGTGGGTGCCAGTGTCGCAATACAAACTGACGTTAGCTATCATACTACGAAGCAACCTAGCAGCACGGTTGTTTCAACGAACAACACGCTGTTTCATTGGATTATTACTATTGATGCCGGTGGTTCTAATTACGCGCCTAATTATGGGCCGGAGTTTACGGAAGGCACACAGTCAACAGATTTCAGCAATGGCCAGACCGTCACGACTTCGCCTGGTGGAGCTACGACCGTGGTTAATGCGGGTGCGCTTGTTCCCAATGGTCAGACTGCTACGTCTCCCGAGGGTGTCATCGGTCAAACGGGGGGCAGTTCCTCGGTTCCTGGCGTCACGACCATAACCGGTGGTCAGGCCGGCACGGATACCGGGTTGTTACAAGGTATCCTTGCGAATTCGCAGCGTATTGCGGACGGTCAAAATGCGGACGGTTTGGAGGCTGAAATGCCCGATCCTTCGGCGCTTACACGTTTCGCTCCCGATCCATCAACCGTTAATTCTCTAAACGGAATGAATCCGTTATCTGGCGTTTCAATTCCCGCTGGCGTCGCTCCGTCCGTTACGCTCCCGTTTGGCCAGCTTGGCGTCGATGGTTTCACCGATCAGTCTTTATCGTTTGGGAACTCCAATCTGACGACCTGGGCGGATGCTATACGTATGCTTCTCCTGTTTTGTGTCAGTGCGTTTTTTGCCTTTCATCACATCAGGGTTATTTCAAAGGGTCTTTCTTCAATATGAAAACGTTATTAAAATGGCTTTTTGATAAGCTCGGCGAGCTGTCGATATGGTTCTTCACAAAGATATCCGCGTTGGGTGTCCTGGTCATTGTGGAGGTCAAGGGGGTAATGGGTAATTTTATTCCTGCGCAAAACATGCATTTAATCGATGGTTACCTAGCGAACATCAATTATTTCTTTCCGCTTAGTGAAACCGTGGGTTTTGCTACGTCGTTGTTTGGCGTGTGGGTCGTCTGTCTTCTTTATCGTTTGGTTAAGTCTTGGATTCCAACAGTATCTGGAACTTAACGAACTCTCAGTCATGGCAAATAACCTAGTTGACGGCCTCATGGGTGCCGGAAAATCCTATATAGCGGTCAATTTCTTTATGTGGGATGAACTCACAAATGGAAATCGCCATATATACACGAATCTACCGATCAAGCCCGAGATTATTGCTCGCGATATTTCCAAGGGAAAACCAGTCCGTCACCGCGAGATACTCGACAGGCTGCATGTCCTTGAAAACAAGGAAACAGAAGTTCGCGATCAAGACGGGAATGTCATGATGGTGCCGGCATCGAAAGAGCCAGGTGCTCCACTTACCCCTCTAGTTTTAAATGAAATACGCTGTTTTTGGCGATTTACCCAACCAAATTCATGCATCATCCTAGACGAGTGTGCTGACTGGTTCAATGCCCGTGACTGGAAGGCAACCGAGAAACTCGGAGCTGAAAGCAACGAACTTCAAAGCTACATAAATCATCACCGGCATTACAAGGATGACCTCTATATCCTCTGCCAGAACATCGATGATATTGATAAGCAAATCCGAACCAAATTCCAACACCTCTACCGCATATCAAATTCGCTAAAGGAAAACATGTTTGAATGGCGGTTTTTACGCGGGGTGAAATGGCCCGTCCAATTTTTCAAGGTTCATGTTTACCATCCCCGTAATATGAAAACGGAGGAGGATTCATTTACGCAATGGCCGACTCAGAGAGGGTTTAGACGTTACGATTCTTTTTCCGCATCTGAACGTATTCCAGGGAAAAAACTGCCTGCCAAGGACGCGGCATCATCAGACTACGGCCAAACCTACTGGAAACGCATGAGCCTGTGGCTCGGCCGATCATGGCAATTGTTCATGTGGGCAGGCTTTGCCTTTGGTTTGGTTGGTGGAGTCGGCTGGGTGGTATGGGGATTACTCACCCTGGACACGACAACCGTGGCCGGAGCGCTACCAACGGGAGGAAGGCCGAATCCCATGATTACCGCAACCGGTCCGGCGAGTTCCCCTCCCTCTGCCAACCCTCAACCACAGACCGGAACGCAAATCCTGCCACAGCGAGGTAGTCCGCAAGGTGAAATACCGGCCCCACCGAAAGCGGCCGAACCGGTGAGAGTTATTCTTGTTACGCCAAATTTATTCAAAACATCAGACGGAAAATGGTTCAGAAAAGGAGATAATTATGAAGGTAAACGCATTTTGTATTTCACTACTGATTTTATTTATTGCGCCGACGGCATATTGCACAGAACAGGCCTTTGA